CGCATATCTATTTGTTCGGCTGAGACTCACGAAGTGAACTCAGCTCGTAACTTTGGGTATTCCACCGATTCAGCTTGACTAGCCTCCTCGGCGACGTCTCCTCGGCTCTCGCCGAAGGACGTATCCGGGTCGTATGCCTCCAACTTCAGTGCTTCTGCGAGAAACGACTCGTCTCAATTTCCTCCACAAGGTAACTAACCTTGTGGAAGGCGCGATTTCGTCGTTCTCACGAGCGAAATAGTCAACCTTGCTTGGAAGGGCGCATAGCCCTTCGTCAGCTTCGAAGACTTGAGACCAGATCTCGTCAAGCACTTCCCATTGGGGCTGAATTCCTGGTTCCAGTACTCTTAAGACATCGTCGATTTTCTCGAACGACTTTCTGAGTCTGTTTGCAAAAGGATAAGCCACCCAATCCACGAAGAAGGTATTCCAGGCTACGGCATTCTGCTGTATTCCTAGAGTCTCCTTCGCGATCGGGCCATACACATCGAGAACGACGTTCTCTTTGTGCGACCGGCCGTTCGGTCCCTTAACTTCCTTAGTAATCGTACGCGTCGCGTCCGAAAACCTTGGAAGGAAAGCATTGCGAAGCGTATCCTCAAAACGCACAGTCCTCTTAATCATCATTGTGACCAATCTCGTCCAAAGCGATTGCGCTCCCGACCATCGGGTAAAGGACGATGAAAGGTCATCCCGGCCAGGGCCAATGGCACTTAGCCATGCTGCAACATGCATGGGCCAAACGCCACCGGGCCGAGAGAGATAGGCAAGGAGCTTACTGAGACGATTATTTAAATTGAAGGCGACTGGAAGTCGCCCTAAATTCTTATAACCGAACCCCGCAAAGCGTGCTACGGCCGATACCCTCAACGGGTTGAAGGTATTGCACTTCCGGACCAGTTGGTCTAACGAACCAAGGTGGCACAATGCCACAATCAGTTCTGCCAATGATACGGGAGTTGCTTGCCGCCCACGGATCCAAGTTCGTTTTGCGAACTCTAGACTTCCAGTGATCGAAACCAGACTCTTGGCGAGCCCAATCTCGACCCCTATCGTATCCATGATCCGTAGGTACTCTTTGGCTACGGCTTTGTCAGCTATGACAATATCGTCTCCAAGTACCGCATAATCCAGAAACCAGCGTGAGCCGTGCGCTGCTACATTATGAGCCGCGAGCTGTACAAGTGCATGATGTGTCAAGGCGAGCAACGCCCACGATGACAGTGCACCCATAGGTTGCCCCACTGCATAGCTTACCTCTCCGTATCCCAAATTATAGCTTTTGGCTATTTTTGGTAACCGGTATGGTCTTGCAGTCAGCAAGGTTCCCCACAGGTACGCACCCTCACCCAATAACGGTTTAAGGAGATCCATCTGAATTAACAGAGGTAGTCTATCCGTAGCCGCCGATAAATCGTAACTCGCGACAAACTGTCGCGGAGCACGAAACCTCGCAATCAACCGCTCCACCGGAGCAGTTTGATCGAAAGTCCCATCAGTCGAGATGCCTCTCAACCTTTTGAATATCCAGTCATGAAGAGGTTTCATAACCGTCTGAGTGATGATGTTCACCATAGCAAACACTCGAATTTTACCAGGCTCCTTCTTGAAACCTAATTTCCCAAAGCTCAGAGGTTTTCCCCATTTGAACTCTGCGAGGAAACCTGAGAAAGTCTTCTCTCCGGATAAAATCCCGAGATGATACTCTCTCATTTTCTCCCCGAGTGGAGTTCGTCCGAGGTCACCCTGAGGCCCCAAGTCTAGGCTTTTATAGTAATCCTCTCCGGCTTTCTCAAGCCAGATCAGAAAAGGTTTAAAAGCCCAGGTTAAGTCGAGACCGTCCACCATAGCGAGCCACTTTTTCAGAGTAGCTAGCATCATCGGATCCGAGGCAAACGCCAGAATATCCAGCGGAAGCCCCACCACCGATGCTAATCCACTCGTATTAGGAGCAGACTTCGTGATGAACGGAATAGACCAGGGAGTTAGGTCGCTCGAAGGATCCATCTTCCAGTCCGATCCAGTGTGATTCCGGATCTTCTCATAGAAGAGAGGTACCCACGTGGACCACTCGTCCGTTCGGAACTGAGAAATATCTTTCCCAGGTTCGGTTATCGTTTTCAACTTTAGCGCTCCCTTGAACTCTATAACTCTATAGAGCCCAAAAAGAGACAGCCAAAGTCTAATGACGCCGACATCGCCCGATACAATCAGTCGGCGATGCCAGGGATTTATGATCGTAGGAATCCCTCGACGGGTTCGAGCTACATTGCACCCCAGGGCCATCGGGCTTTTCGACTTCATCCCTCCTGCCGTCTGTTGTAACAGAACGGAACAGGTTTTAAGATAAATAGATAGACCTTTTGGCCCCGAGGACTTGTAGATTCGTCTTACGTTCTTTGCGTAGCCCCACACGACCTTCACTAACGAAGCGGATAATTGCCCAAAGATTAACGGAACAACTCGTAAGAGAAGTGCCGCTAATTTTGCTTCTGCTTTTACACAGAAGGACCAACTTAAGTTTTGCGGCACCAGGCGCCCGTAAAGGTGTCTGATGTTTTGCATAGTTTTAATATTTTATTATTATTACCCTTAAGTCTTCTGTTCCCTAGTACCTCCTAGGAGGAGTAGGCAGAAGGTCGCGTTAGTACGCTCTCGGGCGGGGGGCCCGATTATCGTTAGTTCCAGCAACGTCACGTTCGTGCTAGACCCCTCATATTGCTATGAGAATTTTCCGCTTTCGCTCGCTGAGCACCAGGGATCTGTTTATCGTTAGATAACAGCCTTTGCTCTCAGAGTACTGCCCTCGGAATTGGAGAGAGTCCCCTTAAAAGGACTCCTGCCCATCACTGGGCTCTCCACTGCACGTTGGCGCTATCGCTCTGAAACGACGACACACTTACCCAGCTACGTTGTGGCCGATGCCATAGAGAGATTCTCTATCGCGGCTTCAAGAAAGCCCTAAGTTTCCAATCGTCCGAAGCGAGATTTCGCTGTTCTCATTTTAAGATGAGTAGCTACTGACTGGCTCCGGAGTCACTTTCACTTCAGGCTCCCTCGTTACCGCTAAAGAGCGTTACGATCTCCCCTGGGGATCTCACTCTTCTGCTACCGATGGGTTTCACCTCGATGTGGGGCTCAGCTAGCCAGCAGCTCGTCACTACTGACATCCTCTAGATCTCTCGACCTAGGCTCAGAGCCTATGTTTAGTATCACTGTAATGAGTTTCAGTAGGGGGAGTCCCTAAAGTCTTCTTTCACAGGTTGGTCACACAGGCTCACCCTCATCTACGCTTCCCTTACATCTTTGCTTACGCGGAGTTCAACTTCGCTGTCAAGGATAAATAAGTGTACTGCAGGGGTGGGATCTGACAAGACTTCTTAACCCTTCCGAAGGACTTGTGGGACTTCGCACCAAAACTCTTAACCTCAAATTAACACCATGACTCACTTAAGATTCATGATTTAACTGCTTTCCTTCACAGGATCATAGCATTAATGATTGGTCTTGAGAAAAGGCGCTTAGGGCCACGCATCCAACGTCTAAGTTGTTTCTGTCCTGTCAAACCTAGCTTTGGC